TGTGTACGATAGTGCAAACATTTGGACAAAACAAGGAAAAGCAACATGGGACTGATCGCAAGCAGCAACGGAAGTGGTGGTGAGTTTGAGGTAGTGCCAACCGGCACGCACCGGGCAATATGTTACAAGCTGGCAGATGCCGGGACACGGGAAGAAAAGTTTGAGGATAAGGATGCGAAGAAACGGCACACGATTTTCATCTTTTTTGAGCTGCCAGATCTTCGTACCGCCAAGGACAAGCCGTTCTCCATCTTCAAGCAATACACCTTGTCGTTAAATGAAAACTCTAACCTGCACAAGGACCTGAAGTCCTGGCGCGGTAAAAGCTTCAGCGAGGCGGAACTGAAGTCGTTCGACATGGCCAACATTCTTGGCGTGAACTGTGACATAGAGGTCGAGCACACCGCCGGCGGCCGGGCTAAAATCGTTTCGATTTTCAAACCGGATGGCGGGGCAAAGAAAGTAGTGACCGAAAATGATCAGATTTTGTTTGACCTGGAAACTTACTGCAAAGAATTTTCTGGCGAGTCATGCACGGAGAGCAAGCTTGCCTGTGACGTTTTTGCAGACCTGCCTGCCTTTTTGTGTGAGATGATCGAAGGATCTTTTGAGCTGGCGGCAGCTTACGCGAAAGGCAGGAAGGCCGAGGTCGTAGAAAGTAAGGGCGGCCTGGCCGCGATGTCGTCTGTAAAGAAGGCGCCCGTCGTGGTCGATGACTTCCTGAACGACGATATCCCGTTCTAATGGACGCCTCAAGGACGCTGGCTCGGCTTGAAAGAGCGCTCACGACACGGGGTGTCTCGCTGAAAGATTTTTTGGCGAGCCACGACCTGCGGCCATCTACCTTTTACAAAGCGAAAAGCACCAACAACATATCGCCCCAGCTTAACAAGCGATACCTGACCGCGCTCCGCCAGTTCGAGCCGGCGGAAGCAGAGGATGGTCAGGACGTTGCTGCACAGGACCTGGTTAACTCACCCTCCCATTACAAGCTGGCGGGTGGCGGGGCCGAGTGCATCGACGTGATGGTGCAGCTGTACGGTTTGAAGCGCGTGCAAGAGTATGCCGAGATTGCGGCGTTCAAGTACGCATGGCGGGAGGGCAGGAAAGGTGATTCCAGCACCGATAAAAGAAAGAAGATATGGTACACACGTTTTTCTATGGGTGACGATCCTCGGGTGTCTGCTGATGTTTAAGCAGATGTCCTTGCCACGCTTCACCGGCTGGGCCGTTGTCACCGCTTTTTACGCTGGCATCGTGTCGGCGTTCTGATGTTTTAGGGGGGATGTATGCCAGATTTTAAACCGGGGATCTACGAGGATTTGGATTACCCAACCTATGCAGGCATCACGGTTGATGGCCAGAGAGCGTGGCGGTCGCACGACCTGACCTCCCTAATAAAGTGCCCGTTCACCTGGAAGCACGCCAAAGCGTATGACGAGTCACCGGCCCTGCTCGAGGGCAGGGTCCAGCACACTGTATTTCTGGAGCATCATAAATTTGATGATGACTTCAGCATTGACCCTGGCTTTGACCGGCGAACCAAGGCAGGCAAAGAAGGCCACGCGGATTGGCTGTCTGGCTTGGATGGTCGCACACCTTGCAAGCAAGACGTTTATGATACCTGCATGGAGCGGCGTGAGGTTTTGGCAGAATTCATCCCAAAACCAGAGCACAAGGTTGAGCTGACGTTGGTTTTTGAGTGGTGCGGTCAGCCCTGCAAGGGCAAACTCGACTGGTACACCGGGACTGACATCTGGGATCTGAAGACCTGCCGTGATGCCTCGCCGCGTGGTTTTAAAAACGCTGTGAACTCGTTTAGGTATCACCAGCAGGCTGCGTTCTATCTTGCCGCTGCCGAGTACCTTGACTTACCATTTGACAAGTTTTATTTCCTGGCGATAGAGAAGGCCCACCCTTACCCGTTTGGCGTCTACACGCTGAGTGAAGAGGCGGTACAGTACGGCCACGCCAAGAACCAGCAGGCGCTGGAGATCGGCATATCATGCAGAGACAGCGGCAACTACCAACCATTTAACAACGGCGGAGTGACAGAATTTGGCCTTGCAGATCTCTGGTGATGATTTGAAGCGCGAGCAGCAGTGGGCGGCTGATAAAAAGTATCACGCCGCCCGATCTGCCTGGGGGAGAAGGCACCAGGTGATAGAGGGTAAAGGCTACACCTGGGGTCAGTGGTTCCAGCGCAAGTTTGGCGAAAAGCTTACCGACTATGCAAAGCGCAAGGCTGAAGAAAAGTTGGGCAACAATTAGTGCCACTCCTGCAGTATCTCTGCCAGCACCCCGCGCTTCTCAACCGGCCTGCCATTTTCATCTCTGGCCCTGATATTGACCTTCTTGCCAATTAGTTGGTACGCGTCCAAAAATATCGTTGACATGGCCCCCGTTGTTCCGTCATCCAGAACTACTGTATAACTTTTGATCGAAATCATTTCTTTCCCCTTGATGTCAATGTTGTCCACGCCTTAGCCGCCGTCTGCGGCACTACTCCGTTCCCCAAGAGCCTAATTCTGTCCACCCGATTAGGGCACTCGGTTGTCACTCTGCCTATGGGTATGGATTCCCAGTTGCAGCCGTGACAAGTAGCCATTGCGATCCATGCTTTTTCCGCGTCAGCAAGGGATTCCCATAGCGTTTCTGGCGCGTCAGATGTGTCGAGCACAACCCCTGCCGATAAGATATTTTGTCGCAGTGCAGACATTGCAGTTTCTGCTCCACTGTCAGGATGTCCCCCGCTAGGTGGTGCTCCGACGTGTGACAAGAACTGCAAAGCGTCTGTATATTTGAAGGGCTGTTGTTCGTCCAATCCCGATCTGTGTGGTGGGCACAAAGCTTTTGTGTACTTCCGCAACTCTCGCAAGCAGGCTTCCGCATCTTTCTCGCATGGTATCTGTAGCCATCTCTCGTTAGCATTTATTCCCAATCTCCTAAGTCCGTCCAGTCTGCTGGTATTCCCATTAACCAACTGACCCACGCTGGGTTCAGGTGGCCAGTGCATTCCTGCCTGCCCTTCTTCGTCGGGTCGCTCTGGTCCTGATAACCCAATCTCGCTTCGTGCGCTGATGGTGTCGGCCATGTCTGGCGGTAAACCGCCGCCACATTGAGATTCTGCATACAGTTGTCCCTTTGTAGATGCTCCCTGCCTGTCACGCTGCGGTAATCCCGCGCTGATGGTGTCGGCCACGGATGCAAAAGCACCTCTGTCTCCAATCGCCTCGCTCCAACGGTTGGCGTCGGAACCGAATATATAGACTCTTTTTCTCTGATGGAACGCGCCGACTTCAGACGCACTAAATATTCCCCACGTTGCTTGATAACCTGCGCCTTCCAGATCGCCAATGACTTCTCTGAGTCCAAGGCTGATGTGTCCTTCGACGTTTTCAAACATGCATCGAACAGGTCGTATTGCTTTGATGTGGTCAAGGATGTAGGGCCAGAGGTGTCGGGGGTCTTCGGTGCCGAGCCGCTTACCTGCTGCTGAAAACGGCTGGCACGGGTAGCCTCCAGTGATAATGTCAACGCAGCCTCGAAAGAGGTGCGCTGGGAAGGTTTTAAGATCCGTGAAGATAGGCGCTGGAACCAACTGACCCGATTCCATCTTTGCGACCAAGTTCGCAATGGCGAAGGCTTCGATCTCCACATAAGCGAGCACTCTATGCTTGACCCCAGCAAGGTCAAGTCCTCTCTCGATTCCACCATATCCTGAGCAAAAGCTGAGGACAGTGGGTAATTCTTTGGCAGTATCCACATTGTTTTTATCCATTGTCTTGAACTTGAAAACGTTTTGCCGTTTTGTAGATTAGGTCCACGCACTGCTCTTTGGTCTTGTCCGCGTGCTCGGTTGTTGCGTTAAGCAACGTGGCAGCGACCTCCCAGCTATCGTGGTACCTTGCAAGATATCTATCCTTGCGAACCAGTTGCCTAGCCTGAATAACGTTGAGATTGGTCAAATCTGCACATTCTTTGGTAAGTTTGTCGTTTTTGCACAAAAGCTCGGCGCACAACTTGTCCAGCTTTGCAGCCTTGTCCGTCATCCGGGCGATCTCGGCCATTGCCTGTTCCATGCTTAGTAACTCAGTCATTCGCCTTGCTCCCTTTCATCGATCAAACCGCTCGTAAATCGTTACGATCAAAACCAGGATTAACGCCGCTGCCAGTTCCACAGGATCGTTGATCATGCCGTCCCTCCGGTGCGAGGCCGAGGCCCCGCTCGTTTATTTGAACCTGAGCCTCAACTCCCTCAGCATCGAGGTGATGTCGGCATCCATAATCTGGTCGAAGCCGGCGTTCGGGTCATCCTCTTCGGCCGGGCGGTCGCCATGTTCGTCAAAGTGCTCTTCCATGTCGTCGGCTAGGGCGCAGACCTGCCGGGCCATCTCAGTGATGCGGGCGCCCAGGTCGGCTGGCACATGAGACTGCTCTGCAAATTTAGTCAGGTGGGCGGATGCGTCCGACAGCTCTTTAAGCGACTGACTAATTTGATTTTGGTAAATCCCAAAACTCACAATCAATGCCGCTCGGCATGGCTGGCATCGTCACAGACCTCAGCATTGCCAGAGACCCTAGCATTGCCAGAGACCCCAGCATT